CGGCATGGATCATACCCTCTATCTCTATCTTCCTCCTGGTTTGAATGAGAGGTATTCTGCCAAGTATGAAGGCAAAAACCTTTCTGCAGTTGGTAAAGCAGTAATTGATGCTGCTTCTCAAGTGGTGGATCCAAACGGCGGGCTTGATAACATTGGTAGTCATGTTTCAGCAGCAGCGGATGCAGCAAAACCTGCTCTAGGATTCAAACTTGGCGCTACTGCAATCAACACCGTGCTGGGTGAAGTGGCACCTTATGGTAGTAGTCTCGATCCTAACGATCTTTCCCAACTAACACAAGGTAAAGTATTCAACCCCTATGAAGAAATGCTCTTCAAAGGTGTTGGGTTTATCTCTCATAGTTTTAAGTTTACCTTTGTGCCTAAGAGTGCTACAGATGTGCAGACGATCTATAAGATAATTAATTGTCTTAGACAATCTATGCACCCTAAGAAGGAAGACGACTGGTTGCTCATCCCTCACAAATTTGATGCTGCAATTGTTAGGTATGAATCAAGTGGTAGTGATGAGAAACTAAGTGGTGGTGAGGAGGCAGGTGGGTATATGAATGCTCTACTACGTTTTCCTTACAAAATGGTTTTGCAAGACATGAGTCTTGACTTTGGTGATTCAACTGCAATTCGCAGCCAGATTACTGGTGCAACAAATGCAGACTTTGGTTTTGCTGTCTATAACATGTCTCTTACTTTCCAAGAGATCAAATACCGTACTCGCGACGACTTCCCGGACCAATAATGGCAAATTATTTCTCATACTTACCTGACGTATTCGTAAGGACATCCAGTTATCGCACAGGTAGCAATGATCCTTACGTTCAGGCAAAAAATCTATTCCGTCGCATTAAGATGCGAGATGATATAAGTGATATCATTCTTGGATTTGAAAAATACATCATTCAACACAACGAAAGACCCGATCAGATTGCTGGGCGGGTATATGGTAACGTTGAATATGATTGGGTCGTGCTTATCACTAATAATATCATCAACATATATGATGAATGGCCTATGACCGAGCAGGAAATGTATTCATACATGGTCCGTAAATACGGTAAAGATGATGTAGATGGAGTCCATCACTGGGTGACACAGGAGATTAAAAACACACAAGGTGATACAGTTCTTAAAGCAGGATTTGAGGTCCCTCAAGACTTCCAATACTCACGATCTGACGGTACAGTTGTCCCTAAAGAAGAGTTAGTTAGACCTATCTCTAATTATGACCATGAGAGTCAATTGAATGACTATAAGAGAGGTATACACCTCCTTAAACCTCAATATATCAGCGCATTCGTTGAAGAATTTGAGAAACTGGTTGAATACCTTCCTTCTAATGAAATTGATGTTGCTACAGGCATTAAGAAGACTGTTAACATTGTTGCAGAAGCATTTACCAATGTCAAACCCACATATCAGACTCTTGTGGGACAAACACCTTCTATCTCCTTTGCATCTCAACAAGAATACACCTCCAGAAGCTTCGGATCTACTGATCCTACTATCTCTGCAGGTGATGTGCTTGCTGATGGTAGCACCGTTGTAGAGGTCACTCCAGCCCTTCTTAACGCCACTCTAGAGGTAGCAGGACAGATGGATTCAAATGAGACCCAAGAAGAAGTGATAGTCGATGAAACTTCTATTAGTACTCCTAGTGCCACTCTAGAGGTAGCAGGAGATATGAATACAACTACTGAAACTAATCAATCAGGTGGATCTACTGGGGAAACGGTCGTTTCCTATGGTGGATATTAAATAAGTCCTTTCTCTTTTGCTACATGTAGCAAATCTTTCAAATTACCCACATGTTGCGCTCCAAGTGCAATTTGTGGGTATTCTGCTTTTGAACCAAATTCGTTTTCAAACGATTTTTGCGTAAAATGCTGATTTAGGCGATATTCGAGATATTCTCCATCTATTGATAGTAGCAGTTGTGCTGCTCTTTCACATTCTTGACTTCCATTAGAATAAATTACGGCGGTCTTAGGTACTACCATTACTTCTCCTTGTGATCGTAGGTAATTACAATTTTTTGATACTGCATCCCCCGGCTATCCATGCAAGTATAATGTGATGCTTTACCATCCAACAATTTGCATATATTACCTAATTGGGTTTGAACTGCAAAATCATTGAATTCTGGCACAATGCCTGATTGCTCTTGTGGTTGGTTAAAGTCGTCTGGAGTAATCTTAACTTTTTCCATTAAGGTTGATGAGGTTGATGATCTGGGATCCCATCATGATTGCCATCATTGGGTAGTTTACCTGTCATTATATACTCAATCGTCTCTTTACATCCACGCAAGTAATCTAATTGTTCCTTTTGTTTTTCTGCTTCCACAGTATTAGCAGGAACTTGTTGGCTAATTTCCACAATCCTCTTAGTAAATCTTTCTAGTAGTTGTTGATTGTTTTCAGTTTTTTTCATAAGTTTTTAACCACTCTTTCATTGTTGTTTGGTCTCCAGACTCGCGACTGGGAGGATCTTTAATTCCTCTGATTTTTTTCCAATCATTATATAATGCCTGTAATAACCATGATTGGGATAGACTCTTAGGTCCATTTTCTAAGAGTTCAAGATGGTGTGTGTTATTACAGAAGTTTTCAGCGTAATCCTGTTTCCAATTTTCAGTCATGTTATTATTTAGATAATTGTTTTTGACATTCTCCAATAACCCAAGACCTCATACCAAATGGTGTATCGGCAATAAGAGACTGGGTGTCTGTTACAACATCGGGTGGTACCACCAAACAGAATCCAATACCAAGATTGAATACATTTCTCATCTCATCTTCTGATACATTACCATACCAGGCAATTTTATTAAAAATACTCGGTCGTTCCCAAGCAGAGTAATCAACATCAACTGTAAGACCTTCTGGAAGGCATCTAGGAAGGTTCTCAGGCAGTCCTCCGCCAGTAATATGAGACATTCCTAAGATAGGAACCTCATCCAGTAGGTGTTGGATAAGTGGAGAATAGATGGTGGTTGGTGTTAGCAACTCTGGCATCTCATTATACTTAATATAATTTCTCAATATTATATCATTGACAAGAGTGTATCCATTACTATGAAGACCACTGCTTTCAATACCAATAACCTTATCACCAGGTTTGATGTTACTACCATCAACAATATCAAACTTCTCAACAATGCCAGTGCAGAAACCTGCAAGATCATAGTTAGTTGCTTTGGAATGCTCCGCAGTCTCACCACCTAGAAGATCCATCCCTACTATCTCACATCCCTTAAGGATACCCACCATAATGTCAGCAACATTGTCATCTATCTTCGGAGTAGAGATGTAATCTAGAAAATATAATGGTTTAGCACCAGAACATATAAGGTCATTGACGCACATAGCAACGAGATCCTGACCAATAGTGGTGTAATCATCAGCAATCCTACAGATATTAATTTTAGTTCCGACACCATCAGCACCAGATACCAGCATAGGTTTCTCATATCCTGATGGAATCTCCATCATTCCAGTGAACCCACCAATGTTAGGTGATAATGTTTTGATATACTCCACGAATGATCGTCCCTTTTGAAGGTCAACACCAGCATCTTTATAATTCATTTTACTACATGCTCCCATGCAACTTTAAATTTCCTATCCCAATTATCAGTATAAACAGGCATGAAAGCATTAAGTGCAAGTGTAAGGTCTACAATTTCATTAGTCCTACCATTGTCTACTGCCTCTTGTAGTTGTTCCAGCATAAAATTAAATGTAGTGATCTCTGAAAATGCGACCTCTACATCATTCATCACCTTCCAAGTGTCATTCATTTCAATCATTTCAATGACTCATCATACTGCTTTTGTACGTCCTTTACCAGTTTATCATCAACTAAAATAAATTTACCAGAAAATTCTTCGATTTTCATATTCTGATATTCAAGGGGCCATTCTACTGTTCCACTTTCATATCTTTTCTTATAATTATCTATCAATGCCTCACACTCTTCTTTTGGAAGAGCCTCATGTATTAATTCAGCATTAAATCTAATACTATACATCATTCATCACCCTCCAGAAGCATAATTATTATGCCACAGTTCTCACCATGAGAGAAGTGCTGCAAGTTTTTCATGTCGGTCTAACTCCATCCAACATACGCAATTCTGTTTCAACCTTTTCAGTAATTGAAGCATGTCTACGCATGTCTCCACCCATAAACATTTTATCCTTTGTCATATCCATACAAAGTTTAAGTTGCATTAATTCCAAATAATCAAAGTCAATCATAGTTTGTAGTGTGCCATAGTAAAAAGTGAAAAACCCCACAGACGAAAAATTACCCCGAATTTTTTTCCCCCGATCCTGTGAATCAAAAGTAAAATAATATATGGGATTAGTATCTACGTCCGCAAGGTCTATAGTTGAGACGTGTCTGCTTCTCGTAGTAACCCTCAACGTATTCGTAGTGCCCTAACCAATGGCCAGGGATCCAAACACGTCGGGTTACTTGCACTTCACACATGCGCCTCCTAGGAGGTGCTTCATAATGATAATGATAGTGCTGCCCATGCCCATCAAACGGCTCCCAGAATTCATTCCAGGTTAGAGCGTTGGCAGGTGCCGCAGTCAGTAGCAGCAGAGGGGCAAGGGCAAGTAGTTTCATCAGTCGTCGTTAGCGAGTGCAGCAAAGTAGTCCAAGTCAGGACCATCATCTGCTTTGTTTAACTCTTCAATCTTAGCACCGAATCCACTGGGAGTGGGATCAGGAGCGACCACTTTCTCAGGTGTCACAAAGCCACCACGTCCTTCAGACTCACCCTCAAAGGACTCGTCACGAGTGCGGACTTGAGTACGACCCCTGTTAAGGACCATATTCAAACGCTCTTCCAGTTTCTCATAGGACTTGAATGCAGTAGGATCAATGAATTCCTTAAGGGAATATTGAGACTTCCACAGTGCTTCCAATTTGTCATCATCGTAACCACCCAGCGTAGCAGGTGCAGCGAAGTCAGACTTGTCATAATTCCAGTATCCACCAATGGTTTGGATCTTGATACGGAAATCAGCACCTTGCCACATATCAAAAGGATTGACAGGAGTCTCATCCTCAAACTGTGGTTGCATAGAGGATACCACCTTGTCGTGGATCTTCTTGCCATACTTATACAGGAATACTTTACCCTCATTTTCTGGGTGAAGTTGATCCTTCACAACATAGATGTTACTGTAGTAAGAGAGCTTACGCTTCTGCTTACGAGCAACCTCTTTGTCAGCATCGAGACCACTATTCCAGAGTGTGCGATTCAATTCACCAACAGGATCTTTTTGACCCAATGTAGTGAGTGAGTTTTCAATATACCATCCACCAGGACCTTGGAAAGCGTGACTCCATACCTGTGCCCAAGGAAGGTCTTCCCCATCAGGTTCAGGAAGGAAACGGATCACGGCATAACCGTTACCGCTCTTGTCCACACCGGGTTTCCAGAGACGCTCGTCAGGACCAGCACCCTGTGGTTTAGACATCTTTTCAATCTGCTGAGTCAGTTTATCAAATGACCCAGACTTTTTCTTAAGACTAGCAAAAGACATGTATTTCTCCGTTGTTTTGTGTTTTGTTGTGTTTGCCACCGTATTATGATGGCATACTATTTAGGTCTTGTCAAGGGCTCGTGTGCGGTTGATGACCAGCACACGCTCACCGTCGTGGGTGAATTGTAGGTCATCGTCAGGGTCCCAGCAGAGTTCCCCGTATAGGGCATCAAGTTTCTGCATGTCCTCATACAGTTGGTTAGGATTCGGCATCACGCAACTCCTTACGCCACACCTGAAGTTTTTCTTCCATAGTTTGTAGGATCATCATAAGATTCATGCCACCAGAATACTCTTGGGACAAGAGATCAATACGATCCTTGACAAACTTTGCGTCATTATCATCGTCATTAGTAGGATCCATCCCATGAGATGCTAATGCCAAGCGTGAGTAAAATACTTTCTGCTTGGCAATTAACTCTAGAGTTTTCTCTACATGCTCCAGTCGTTGTGCTGGATCAAATTCTTTGAGACCAGCAGACATCTTCAAGAGTTCTGTATAACACTCCTGAATCTCCACTACTTCCTCTTTTACTACGTCACTCTTAAAAAATTCGTTGTCTGTCATAGTGGCAGGATGCCTCTGCTCGTTCGTTTAATGTAATTTAATTGCTGTGCGTCCCATTTGAGTTTGTCTTTGAGTGGTTTTGAGATGAGTTTACTTACAGTTTCAACCTCAATCTCAAACTCCTCGCAAACAGATGCGACTGCTTCTATGTAGTTGATCAGTCCTTGGGACTCTTTGACTCGCATTTCTACGAGAGAGGTAAACTTACCCTGAGTCATGAATTTTTCTTCAATCTCTTTCATAGGACTTTCACATTAAGACGGGATACTCCAGTTGCATTAGTGAGCCCATCTGGAAAGGCATTGGAGGCGATGGTGATACGGTCCTCCTCGGATTGGTTTGGGGTTGCACGGTGTCTAATAGTAGGTGGAAAGACAATATACTTTCCAGCTTCAGTAGGTTCTCTGTGCTCTATAAAATACTTTTCTTCAGTCCATTCACCCCATGGCCATATGTTTGTTTGATGATACCATGGATTAGGTAGATGCCAGACAGTTTCTGTATCTGAATCACCATTCACATAATAGTTACTACCTACGAAGCAGTTAGCGTGAGTGTGATCGTAGAAAAACTGACCTGTCTGACTTAGATTGGACCATGAAGCATTGATCTTAAGTTTGTTAGTCATTCCAATGTCTTCTGCAACTTCCAACAAACACTCATCAATCCATGCAAATAGTTTATGGAATTCTGGTAGTGTATGCAAATTACTACCACCCAAACCATCCAGTTGCACACCATCCCAGATCATGTTGCAATCATTGTTTCTGTAATTGAGACGTTGACATGCTCTATGCACCTCATCACGGTCTCCAGGATAATAAAATCTATAGATTGGTATACCTAAGAAAGTATCTTTCATCTCAGTTAAGTCCCTCGACATAATAATGATACTCTTCTATCCAATCAATTAGGGTATCCATATAAGGTATCTTATCATACTTCTCTACAATTTGCATAGATCCTTGCTCAGATACTGAAATCGTGACAAGTT